AGTTCGCTAGCTACTTGCTGCCCGCTTGGATGGTGGGTAGAAACCCGAAGCTCAAGATCATTCAATCTACTAACACCACGGAACTATCAGTTAGATTTGGGCGTAAAGCAAAACAACTTTTAGATAGTCAAGAATATCAAACTGTGTTTAAGACAAGACTTAGAGAAGATTCACAAGCTGCAGGTAAATGGGAAACACAACAAGGCGGTGAATACTACGCAGCTGGTGTCGGCTCCGCGATCACAGGTCGTGGTGCAGATCTTCTAATTATAGACGACCCGCATACAGAACAAGATGCAATGAACAGAGATGCTATGGAGAGAACTTTTGAGTGGTATACGTCAGGTCCTCGTCAACGTCTCCAGCCAGGCGGGTCTATTATTCTTGTCATGACAAGATGGAATACAAAAGATCTTACCGGTATGCTGTTAGGCGCGCAGCGAGAGGCTAAAGCTGATCAGTGGGAGATCGTAGAGTTTCCAGCGATCATGCCATCAGGTCAACCCTTATGGCCAGAGTATTGGAAGTTAGAAGAACTAGAGGCAGTCAAAGCATCAACGGGTGTACAGAAATGGAATGCTCAGTATATGCAAAACCCTACATCAGAAGAAGGAGCAATTATCAAACGAGAGTGGTGGGTGCCTTGGGAGGAAGATTGGATACCTGCCTTGAAGCATGTCATACAGTCTTACGATACAGCGTTTGGCAAGAAACAGACGGCTGACTATTCTGCTATTACAACATGGGGTGTGTTTTATTTAAAC